TTATGCTTTAGATGCAAACACGACAGCGTCTAACAACACTGCCGTTGGTCATGAAGCTTTAACAGCAAACACGACAGGAACAGGTAATACGGCAGTTGGTTTTAAAGCTCTAAACGCAGCAACTACAAGGAATTATCTGACTGCTGTTGGTTTTGAAGCAGGTAAAGCTACCGAAGGTGTTTATGCTAGTAATAGTGTGTTTGTTGGTTATAAAGCTGGTACAGCAATAACAAACGCAGGAAACCTTATTTGTATAGGTTCAGGTGCTGCTGATACCGAAACAACAGGAAATGACTCTATATATATTGGCAAGAACAGCAATGGTGGTGCTAGTGCTTCAAATTCACAAAATACAGCACTCGGTAATGAAACAATGGCAGCAGCCTCCGCAGGATATGGAAATACTGCAATCGGTTTTCAAGCTATGAACGACCATACTTCTGGCATAAATAACTGTTGTGTAGGAAGAGAAGCGGGAGATAAAATAACCAGTGGTGGTAATAATGTAATGATTGGTTATGACGCAGGGTCTGATGGTTTAACAACAGTCACTACAGGAAGTAATAATGTAGTGATTGGTAATGTTAGTACGGCAGTATCAGAAGTAAAAGTGGATTGGACTGTAGGCTCTGACCAACGAGACAAAACAGATATAGAAACTTTACCCGATAATGCAGGTTTAAACTTTGTTAATCAAATGCGACCAGTTACTTATGTTTGGGATAATAGAAGTAATTATTATAAACCTACAGATGAAAACTTTGGCGAAAGAGATCATTCTAAAAAATCAAAAATAAAACACGTAGGGTTTATAGCCCAAGAAATTAAAGCTATAGAAGAATCAATAGGCTGGACAGATGACCATATTGTTAATACAAGTAATGAACTGTCTTACAAACTTATGTATAGCCAAGTAATACCTATGCTAACTAAAGCAATACAAGAACTTTCAGCGAAAGTTGAAGAATTAGAAAATAAAGGAGAATAATATGTCAAAAGAATTTCCACTATCAAAATGGTATGCGTTAGCCGATGATTGTTCAGCTTTAATTAATGGTGTAGTAGCTGGAACTTGGGATATGTCTAAATGTTCTGGACAAACACAGGCAGATTATACGGATTATGTAAAAAGAACAACTGATTCATTGGGGCAAATACTTAGGAAGCCTGAAGTAGTGGCTGATAGTTCAACAGATAAATCATCTTACATAACAACTATTGCTGCTGGCGATAACTATGTAGAAACCCATTCATAAATAAAGGAGAAATAAAATGGCACAAACAGTAACAGAATGCTTATCAGCAGGTTCAGACAGCGTAACATTAATCAACAGTATTAATACAGACGCTTCAGCAGAAATTGCAGTTAAAGGTATGACACAAGCCGAGATAAATGAAACAGTACAACGTAACGTTGACCACCTAGAAATTATCTTAGCTTATGCACCTGTAGATGCAGACGATGATACACCTAACGTAGCAGGAGCAGCAAGTAACTTAAAAACTACTCACGTTGCAGCAGTTACCACAGGTAACGCTTATATAGCAGCACATTAATATGGCAACAACCAAGATACAAGCAGAATTTATAGCAACAAATGCGATATCGGGAACGATTATTGCAGACAATGCTATAACTACTGTACACATAGCACAGAATGCTATTACAGATGTACAAATTCCAAATAATAGTATTGGAGCAGTTCAAATTGCACTTAATACTATTTCTGGTACGCAGATTGCTCAAAACTCTGTTACCACAGTTCAACTTGCTAATAATTCAGTAAATACTTTAAATATAGCAGATGATCAAGTAACAGCAGCTAAATTAGCTTCAGACGCAGTAGTAACTGCATCTATTGTAGACTTAAATGTAACTACAGGCAAAATAGCAAATAATGCTGTTACTGCAGCAAAGATTCCTGATGGAAGCATAACAGCAACCCAGATAGGAGCAAATGCAGTAACACTAGCTAAGATGGCTAGTTTGGCTAGAGGAAGCATACTAATAGGAAATTCAGCAGCTGATGTAACAGCACTAGGTATAGGCACTAATGATTATGTACTTACTAGTGACGGCACGGATATAGCTTGGGAAGCTGCAGCAGGTGGTACTGACCCAGACGGAGCACAAACATTTAATGAATCAGGAGCTGATGTAGATTTCAGAGTTGAGTCTAATAACAACGCTAATATGTTATTTGTTGATGGTGGTAATGATCGAGTTGGTATAGCAAATAATGCTCCAGCTGCATTTTTAGATATTGCAACTACAGGTTCAACAGCAAAACCTTTAGCTATTAGAATTACAAATGCTGCTGCTACTAACTATGCTTGGGAAATATGGCGAGATAATACAGATGGAGATTTAAGATTTGGGGAAGAATTAGCTGGTACTGATACTACTAGAGTTACATTTGAATCAGGTGGAAAAGTTGGTATAGGAACTACGAGTCCTGATGCTAGATTAGACATAGAAGGAATGGCAGCAGGAGAACAAGCATTATTAATCACAACTCCAAGAAATGATGCTCTTTCAAATGGTCTTGCACGAATTAATATAACTGATCCTAATTGTCCATTTCACGGGTTACAGATTGATCATGCTGGAACAGGGAGTGCTCTTTATGTTAATGGAACAATAACAATTCCTAATTATGAGTCTGGTGGTGGACAAGGTACTGCAGGTACTATATCCCATAAAACCAACAACTATATGTATATAACAGGTGGAACTGAAGCATTGATATTGGGTGGTGCAACTTCATCCGAAAGTGGTCGTGGGACAATCAAAATTCCTGAAGGCAATAATGATATGGACTTTAATATATCTGGTTTAACTAGATTTAAGGTTAGATATGATTATGTAGATGTTGGTGGTACTACTGTAGATTATGGAAGATTAAATATAAAATCATCGGGTGCTTCACACATTAGAATGTGGGACGCAGGTTCAGGTAATACAATTCAACTACATACTCATAGCGTTAATCTAAGAATGGTTGATGTGCCTAATGGCGATGCTTGTATTCAGTTTGAAGCTGATGGAGATATTGATATTGATGGTTCGTACTTAACAGGTGGTTTTGACTATGCTGAGTATTTTGAATCAACAGATGGAACTGCAATACCAGTAGGTACAAGTGTAGTTCTGGTAAATGAAAAAGTAAGAGCTGCTACAGGTAGCGAACAACCTTTAGGAGTAGTTAGACCGGGTTCAGATGGTACTTCTGTAGTTGGTGGTTCGGCAGGACTAAGATGGACAGGTAAATATTTAAAAGATGATTATGATGGCTACCTATACGACACAGTAGACTATTGGGTATTCCAAATTGATGGAGAAGATAAACAATGTTGGTCTGATAGAGTTCCAGATGGTTGGGTAGTTCCTTCTGAAAAGAGAGTTACCCCAATGCAGAGAAAGAGACTCAATCCTGATTTTGTAGAAAACCTAGACTCTGATGGCGAACAAATATATGCAAACAGAGAATCAAGAGATGAATGGAACTGTATTGGACTACTCGGACAAGTACCAATAACAAAAGGACAAGTCACCAATAGTAATTGGACAAAATTAAAAGACAGAAGTGAAACAGTAGAATTGTGGTTTATAAAATAAGAAGAATAGCAACATTAGAAGGATAATAAGATGGCAACAACTAAAATACCAGCAGAATTTTTAGCAGAAAACACAATTTCTGCACTTAAACTCGCAGAAAATATAGTCTCTACTAGAGAATTGACTGCGAATGGAGTTACATCAGCTCAGATAGCACAGAATAGTATTCTTACTAGACACATTGATGACAACCAAATAACAGGAGATCAGATAGCAGATAACGCAGTTGGCACAGATCAACTTGCAGGAATCGCTAGAGGAAAGATAATAGTCGGAGACTCTAATGGAAGTCCTACACTGCTATCTCTTGGAACGAGTGGTTATGTATTAAAAAGTGATGGAACAGATATAGCTTGGGCAGCAGATGCAGACACTGCAGCTTTAACAAGTGAAGAAGTACAAGATATAGCTGGAGCCATGTTCACAGGTAATACCGAAACAGGAATAACAGCAACATATCAAGACGGAGATGGAACAGTTGATCTAGTTGTAAGTGGTCCATCAACAGGAAAGGCAATAATATTGTCTATGGTTTTTGGATAAAAGAAAAAGGAGAAATAAAAAATGACAATAGCAAATATGGCGGGCGTCTCAAGTATATATGCAGGTAATGCGGGTTGGAATTTATCTAGCACGTTGACAGCTACATTAATGACAGTAGACGCAGAAAAAACAGTAAAAATAAATAGCATTATATGTAGTAATGTAGATGGAACAAATGCAGCAACACTAAACTTATACGTTGACGGCATGGGTTCAGGTGCTTCAGGAGTTACAACTACAGGTGCAGATGCTACTGTTTATTTAGCTAAAACAATAAGTATACCAGCAGACGCAACATTAGTAGTACTAAATGCACCAATATATCTTATGGAAGGTGATATACTGAAAGGTGGAGCAAGTGCAGCAAGTGACTTAGATTTGTTTGTATCTTATGAAGTAATAGACGACGCTTAAGGAGTAATATATGGCTCATTTTGCAGAACTTAATTCAAGCAACGAAGTATTACGAGTAATCGTAGTTTCTAATGATGATGTAGATGCCAATGGTGGTAATCAACACGCAGATGCAGAAACTTTTGTTACAACTATTGTTCCTTATGGAACAGGTGGAGTAGCTTGGAAACAATGTTCTTATAATAATAATTTTAGAAAACAATATGCAGGCATAGGATATACTTACAATTCATCAAAAAATATATTTATAGCCGCTAAACCATATGCATCTTGGACTTTAAATAGTAGTAGTGATTGGGAAGCACCAGTCGATAAGCCTGATGATGGTAAAATATATAATTGGAACGAAACAGACAGACAATGGGACGAGGTATAACACATGGCTAGTTTAAATGGCGGAATAATAGGAAAGTATAATGTACCAGTAGATAATGGTCAAGCTGAGGTCATAACTACATTTAATTCAAGTGGTACTCTTACAACAGCCGCACAAACAACTGCAGTTGAATATTTAGTTATTGCTGGTGGTGCTGGTTCTCAACCATCTGCTGGCGGTGGAGGCGGAGCAGGAGGATATAGGACAGCTGCTGATTTCTCTGTTTCGGCATCAACAGATTACTCAATTACTGTAGGTGCAGGTGGTCCTGCCAATAATAATTCAGCTACCGAGGACTCTGAGGGCCATAGCTATGGTGATGGTTCAAATTCAGTTTTTTCTTCAATAACTTCTGCAGGCGGTGGTTCTGGTGGAACTTTCCAAGCCGCTGCACCATCTACTGCTGCAGCTCATGTTGGTGGGTCTGGCGGCGGTGTTGGTGGTAGGAGTTCTAATGCGAACGGTGTAGGCGGTGCTGCAGGAACATCTGGACAAGGTAATAGAGGTGGTCACCGAGGTGGCGGTGGAGCTAACGCACTTTGTGGCGGAGGCGGCGGCGGAGGTGCTAGTGCTGTTGGTGGTGATACTAGGGACACTGGTGGTGGTGGCAATTATAGTGCTGGTGGTCATGGTGGTGCTGGTACAGCTTCTTCAATCACAGGTTCATCTGTAACAAGAGCAGGTGGAGGCGGTGGTGGAGGCGATAATACTGGTGCAAGTGGAAATGGTGGCTCTGGTGGTGGTGGTAGAGGTACTGGTGGTGGTACAGGTGGTGTTTATTGTGAAGCAGGAACTGCAAACACAGGCGGAGGCGGTGGAGGTGGAGGTAATCCTGCTCCTACTGGTGAAGATGCCAATGGTGCTGCAGGTGGCTCTGGTGTAGTTATCATTAAAGAACCCGCAATAGTTGATATACAAAACACTTCTGGTGTGTGGACTATGAACGCGGTTTATGCTGCTGTCTTAGGAGACAACTGGACTACTTAACATGAAAAAAATTCCTATGTGGCTCCTATATATACTTGTTTATGGTATAGGGGGCGGTTTAATGCTCTATGTTTTAATGTTTGGATAAAAAAAAGCCGCTAGTTAGCGGCTTTTTCTTCGTCTGAACCTTTATCGGGATTTTCTAAACTTTGAGCTAATCTATTAGTATAGCCTTCTCTAGCTAGAACTAATCTATCTAGTTGTCTTTTGAGTTGGTTTTCTTCTTGCCCAATAGCATTTAGTTCCATTACAAAAGCTTTTTCTATATCTGTCATATCATTGATAAGATATTTCTTTTCGTTTAATTCCAATACTGGTTCATTTGTGATTTCTTCTGTCATTTGAATATATCCTTCCAGTTTCCATGTGTACTACCTCTTGCATACTCGGTAGAACGATTTTCAAAAAAGTTGGTATGCTCAACACCATTTAACATATAGTCTAACCATCCAAGTGGGTTTTCATCACTTCCAAATATTTCTTTCAATCCAATCCCCAGTAATCTTCTATCCGCTATATAGCGAATATATGCTTTTACTTCATCTGCTGTCAGATCTGGAATATCCGCACCTTTGAAACAGGTATCAATAAAAGCATCTTCTAGTTCTACTACCCTTTCAGCAGCACAATAGATTTCATACTTTAACTTATCATTCCATAAATCAGGATTTTCTCTTATAAATTGTTTAAATAATTGGCTCATGCCTTCAACATGTAGAGTCTCATCACGAATACTCCAAGTAACTATCTGCCCCATTCCTTTCATAAGATTATGACGAGGAAAGTTTAATAGTATAGCAAAACTACTGAATAGTTGTACTCCTTCTGTAAATGCACTATAAACTGCCATAGTTTTAGCCATTTCAAAGGGATTATCCATATTAAAGTTTGTTAGGTACTCGTGTTTATCAGACATTGCTTGAATCTTAGAAAACATTTGGTATTCGCTTTCATCTGATTCAAGAGTATCTAATAATAGAGCATAAGCTTCCTGATGCACTGCTTCCATAGAAGCAAATGCAGATAACATCATTCTCACTTCAGGTTGTTTAAATGTAGGTAAGTAATGCGTTGCATAACCACAACATACATCAACATCTGCTTGTGTAAAGAATCTAAATATTTGATTAAGTAATAATTTGTTAGGTTCAGTTAGCTTTTCTCTAAAGTCTTTTAAGTCATCTGCTAGATTGACTTCTTCGGGCATCCAATGCATTTGTTGTTGTGTTTTATATGCTTCGAAAGCCCACGGATAGTTAAATGGTTTATAATAATTTCTTTCTTCTAATAAATTTGCCATCTAACCCTCACATGCGAGACACCCTTCTTCGTCTTGATAGTCGAAGATATAGTCTCTTAATTTTTTGTCCGATACATTATCGGCTCTTTTAATTGCTTCACTACGCAAGTAGTAAAGAGTTTTCATTCCTTTTTTCCACGCCATCATATGAACATTGTGGAGTTCTTGTTTAGATACATCAGCTGGGAAAAATACATTACAACTTTGAGACTGGCAAATGAATTCCTGTCTCATAGCCGCAAGTTGTATAACCCATCTTTGATCTATTTCAACTGCTGTTGCAAATATAGCTCTTTCATGATCATTTAAAAAATCTAAATGTTGAACCGATCCATGATTCGTAATAATACTTTTCCATATTTCGGGTGTGTTCTTATCTTTTTTATCCAGTAACTGTTCAAGATACTTGTTTTTAAGTAATGAACTACCCGTTTTAGTTTTTTGTGTAAATGCGTTAGCGCGATATGGCTCGATGCTAGGACTAGTATTACCACAGATGATACTACTAGAAGCATTTGGAGCAACAGCCAACAAATGAGCGTTGCGAACTCGGTTATTATTATCATCAGGACATGCTCCTCTTTCTTTAGCAAGTTCTTCAGTTTCAAACTGTGCTTGCTCTTTTATGTGTCTAAACATTGTATAATTTGTACTTTGAGCATACATACTTTCAAAAGGAATATTTTTCTTCTGTAAATACGCATGAAATCCCATAGCGCCAAGGCCTATACTTCTTTCCCTACTAGCACTAAATTTAGCTCTTGATAAAGCATCAGGAGCATTGTCAATAAAGAAAGTTATAACATTGTCAAGAAAACGAATTAAATCTGGTATGAAAAATTCATCGTCTTGCCACTCGTCCCAATTTTCTAAATTAACACTAGAAAGACAACATACTGCTGTTCTTTCTTCATTTGTTGGAAGTGTTATTTCCGAACAAAGATTACTGTGGTTTACTTTTAACCCTAGTTCCTTTTGGAACTCTGGTAAGGCGTCTTGTACAGTATCTTCAAACATTATATAAGGTTCTCCTGTTTCTACTCTATTTTGAATCAGTTTAACCCATAATGTTTTTGCCTGTACTGTCTTTTTAACCTCTTTACTATTTGGATCAATTAAGTCCCAGCTATCGTCAAAATCTTCTCCTTGTGTTGCTCTATCTATTAATTCCATAAAGGAATTAGGCACAACAACAGCATGATGAAGATTAGTAGACTTTCTATTAATGTCACCGCCTGTGGGCTTACGAATATCGAGAAATTCCTCAATTTCTGGGTGACTAATGTGTAAATATGAAGCATAACTTCCTCTCCTTGTAACGCCTTGACTAAAGGCTAACATTTGTGCGTCCACAACTTTCATAAATGGGATTACTCCCGTACTCTCACTCCCATGACTTGTTTTCGATCCTACACTTCGTACGTCACTCCATGTTCCACCGATTCCTCCTCCCACAGAAGAAAGCCATGCATTTTCTGTATAATGGTCGCTAATTCCACCCCTACTATCTTCAATATAGTTCAAAAAGCAACTTATTGGTAAGCCCCTTGATGTTCCCCCATTTGATAAGATAGGAGTTGAAAACATAAACCAAAGTTTACTAGCATAATTATACATTCGTTGGGCATGAGCACCATCATCAGAATACGCAGTTGCAGCACGTGCAAAAGCTTCTTGTGGTGATACCTCATTATCCAACATATATCTATCTTGTAAAGTTCTTAAACTGAACTCGTCAAGTAGTTTATCTCTATCGTAATCAATTATTACTGCCATCTAAATATCCTATTATGTCTGAGGATAAATCCTCTAAATTCATTCCTGATTCGATTATTGCTTGCTCAGAGTAACTCTCCAAATCCATGAGTTCGGCATTGAGTAATAATCTATCTGCATTTTCATTTAGTGACTGTATAAACTTATACTTACTGTCTATTGGACATGAGTTGTATATATCATATAAGTCACCATATTCTTCAATAAGTGAGACTGCTCGCTTTGGACCAATTCCTGCTATGCCAGGTACATTATCTCCAGTATCTCCAGCTAAACACTTAAGCGTCAGATATTTATCTGGCTCTACATTATAGTGTTCGTCCCAATTATCAAGTGTAATCTCTTTTCGTGTTACAGTAGAAAAGCGAGATACATGTTCACTAATTAAGAGATCCCAGTCTTTATCTGATGATATCAACCATATGTCTCCTATATTAAATTCTTGTCTCTTTCCTACTATCCATGCTGCTAAATCATCGGCTTCTAAACCACCATGCCTTAACACCAAATAACCTTTGTCTTTTAACTTCTTAAAAGCACTTGCGAATTCTCCCATAAATTGTTCAAATTCTTTTTTCTCTGTATCAGTTTGTTCTTTGTACTTATCTTTTCGATTTGCTTTGTAATCAGGATAAATATTCTTCCTGTATGTACTTCCACCATCTGCAAGTATAATCATGTTACCACAATTATAAGACTTTGCTAAACTTTCAACAGTTCTTACATAATCATTTACATAGTATGGTACTTTTTTATATCTCCATCTAAATGCGATATTAAGTCCATCAACTATTATTAAATTTTCATTGTGTTCTTGTTTTCTTATTGTCTCTGCGAATTCCATGTTCTCCCTGTTTGCAATCCCTACAGGACGACCCCACAGGAATATATATTATTCTGTCTATTATTGGGCACTTATGCTCCCAAAATGTGTGGCTCACTCAAGCCTACTTATATTGTCCTCTTTTATGACCTCTATCTTAGATAGAAGTGGGTGAGTCCAACCATGAGATACTAAATATGTATTTAGATTCTCTTCCAATAGTATCTCCACTAGTTTTTCTTTTCCTTCATCATCAAGTACCGATATTATTTCATCAAGAAATAAAGTATTGATTCTAGAACTAGATATACTACTCATTAATTTCCTTATAGCTAGCAATGTAGCTGTATTAACTCTTGCGAGTTCTCCTGAGGATAAAGCTAGTATATCTACTATCTTTGCGTTATCCGTTATTTCTACATTCAATCTATCATTTGTTACTACAAACTCTAAACTGAATCTACCTTCTGAAAGTTCAGCAAGGTATTCGTTTGTTAAGTCTTCCAAATCTTTTACTAGATTTTCAATCTTGTATGCTAGTAAACCATTTGTACTAAAGGCTTTCTTTAATATCTCCAGATGAGTACTTCGTTCTTCTACTTTACCCAACGCCTCGACAATTTCTTCAAGTTCATTTTCAAAATCTCTCGTCTGTTCCTGAATAATCTCTAGTCGAGTATTGTGGCGTTCCGCCACTAAGTTACTCGCACTTATTTCTTCTATTTTTTCTCTTGCTTGTAATATGCGTGAAGAAATTTCGTCAATCGAGGAAGATAGCTCCTCACCGTCGAAAATCTCTGTAGGGAGAGAGTCGTCCACATTGCGAATGAAACTTTCGTAATCATTCTGAAGTGCTTCTCGTCGTATCACCCTTGCGTTATTTTCTTTCGCTTCCTCTATTTGTTTAGATATTAACCTTCTTTGGTCTTTACCACTTGTTATAAGTATGTCATAAACTTCCGTAAGTTCTTTTAACTTCTCCTCGTCTATATCTTGCTCACAAGTTGGGCATTGTCCTTCAAGTTCTGAGAGTTTGTCCAAATGCGCTGTAGCTTCAGACACTTTGGAACTATATGTTCCCTGTTTCTGCAACATAGCGTCAAGGTCAATCTTCTCGCCTGAAAATAATCTATTCAAGTCAGTATCAAGTACATGCAACTGCTCCCTATTAAAATTATTATCTATAATTTTTTTATTATTCTCCGAGATTTTTTCAAAATCGCTTCGTAACTGCTGTAATTGTAGCTCGTCCTTTTCTGAAAATTTTGGTAAGTTTAATATAGGAAGTATGTCTGTACTCTCCAATTTATTTTCATTTAACCATTTCACTATTGTATCAGACTTACTATCTAGGGAAGCAACTTCTAATGTTATTTCTCTAGCTGCGTCCTTGAAAATATCAAAAAATTCTACATACTCGGTTAACTTTAAAAGATCAATTAGAAACTTTTTTCTGTTTGTATCTGTTGCAGTTAAAAACTGAAGTGATGTATTAGTATTTTGATATACTAATTGTGTAAAGGTCTTGAAATCTAATCCAAGTAATTCCTGTACTGTCTTATATGTATTAGTAGCTGTATGTGAAGATATATCCTCTCCATTCTCATACAACTTACATTTGATACTAGCTTTTCTACTAACATCAATTTCGTACTCATTATCGTCAACATCAAAGGTAAGGTTAATACTGTAGCCATCATTAATGAAGCGATTTTGTATCTCTTGCTTTTTTATCCCCTTACTATTTTTATTGAATAAGACTTCCTCGATAATAAGTGGAATGGAAGACTTGCCCATTCCATTTGTGCCAACGAGCTGGGTAAGGTTGCTATCATTAAGCTCAAGAATATTGTCTTTACCATAACTAAAACAGTTATCCCAACGTAGCGTTTTTAGAGTAATCATTAAACACCCCCATTATTTGTTGTATTTTTTTATCATTTAAGTTCAGTATTGCACTTAAATATTCTATTAGTTCTTCCTCCATTGTTAAATCTTTAAGATTAAGCGTAGCTTCTGAACTTCGTTTTATTACTTTCTTATCTAGTAAGTCAGTATTCTTAACGGCAGCTAAATCTGCTACATCACCTTCAATTTCATAAATTGTATGGTGATACTCCGAAGCTATCATGTCAGCGGGATCCGTCACAGTTTTTCTAATAAGCTGTGGTAAATCAAATTCGTGCCAAGTCCAATCTTCGTTATCTGGATCAATTAGAAGGTAACCAGTTTTGACAATCTCTCTGTGAAAAGAGGTAGTCATAGGTGAGCCTGGATAGATAATATTTCTTTGTGTATTAGTGTGACTATGTAAGTCACCAGCAAATACAACAAGGAATTCATTAAACCTATCCAAGTCAACTTCTGGTGTAACGTGAGGCGGGATTTCTCCTCTCACATGGGTATAAAGAGGTTTATTGGGGTCACACTTTTCTATAGCACCTTTTTTATGAAGGTCTGCATATGGAAGTATAGTACCCCACTCAAATTCAGTAGTCTCATCTACTATTGTAACGAGACTATTGACATCTTGAGTTGCTCTCTTTAAATTTGAAAAGAATGTTTTGTTTTTCTTAGTGGCTTCATGGTTACCATCATATATAATGGTAGGTATACTAACTCCTCTTACAAAATCAAAATATAATGTAAGTTCGTCCATTGAAGGGACTCGATCAAACAAGTCTCCACCTATGATGTGCAAATCAACTTCTTTCTCTATTTCATAGATAGTTTGAAAAAAGAGTTCAAATCTTGCACAAGCCCACGGCAAGGGCACATTCTTTTGCCCTAGCTTTAAATGCCAGTCAGCCGTGAATAAAATCATACTATGATATGCTGAACTCCGAAGAAACTTCATCAGGTGTTTCACTTGATGGAGTTGTTACTCTTTGGAGAAGCTCTAATTGAGCATCAGGTGTGGGTCTAGGTAGAACGTCGTCCATAGAACGAAGGTCTGCTATTGCAGCCATTTCTTCCTCACCTAAGGCTCTTTTCTTGCACTTAAGTGCTTGTAGTCTATATTCTACATTAAAAGCCATTGGCCCTGTTTTGACCCTTTGAAAGTATATATCCCAACCTTCTGCTGGTTCAGTAGGATCGCCGAGGTCTTCTGCAGCTACCATTATCTGTTCCATCAATTTTTTCTTTAGATTTAGAACTTTTACACTTCCATCAGCTGGATCTATACACTGTGCAGCGTATGCCCAACCACATTTTAAGTCAGGAAAGAAGTCACGAACGTGATCTTTTTCCTTATTATTAAATGTTTCTGTCTGTCTGTCGAAAGCGAGACATTCCATAGGAATGTTTTTACCGTTTTCTCCTTTAATCCAGTAAACATATCTTGGTAATAAATCACCTACGATACGGAGTACATTATCTCCTTCTTTGTATGTGTATTGATTTATTTTCTCTTTTTTTGCGCTCCCTTGAGCTTGGTTAAATTTTATTGCCATTTTTTATTTTCCTGTTGTTATTTAGCGTTATCTTCAAATAGAAAGTGAATTTTATCCCCTTCATATCGAAGCAATCTGTTGTCGTTTACTATTTGTTTAGTTAATGGATTATGCAACATATGTAATGTTACTTCTCCTGTTCTTTTATAATTATTAAAATTTCTGAATGAAGCCATCATAATATATGATACGCATTCAGCAGTTGTATACTTACTCCTTTCAGCGAGTAGTTTCTTCGGGTTTAGTAAAAAACTATGACCGTCAAAAGTCTGCCCATAATATTTATAGGTAGGATCACTCGTGCTTCTAGGAATACGAGGATAAGTTAAGAGATGAATAATCATCAAGACTGAACCATGTTCAGCTTTCGTTACCGAGAATATCTTATCCCAATTATATTTTATCATTCTATTATATCAAAATTTTGAACCCGTGTCAAGTAGTATTTTTCGGAGGTGTTTACAGGGTTGATATCTCGTATCCTTGTTTGATATAGTATCCTAGTCGTTGACTAGCCTGTCTCCTTGCGGTATTTCCGATTAAATTTATATCTACTACTACAGGTTGAGGTTTTCCGTCATAATTACGGATTATTCTTCCAATGAGCTGTGTAAGTAACGGCTCGTTATTTACTGGTGTTCCGAGAATTAAACAACTAAGAATATCTAAAGATATGCCTTCAGAGAATATAGATTGTGTTCCATACAGAACATCTTTATCCTCAAAAATCTGTTTAATTATATCGGGTCTTTCTTCATGTGGGATTGCTCCCGTTACACAAACTGCGTTATCACCAGTGAGTTTCGCACAGTTCTTTAGAAAATCTACTCTATCAGATACTACTAACACTTTATGACCTTTTGCCGCATATGATGCAGCAGTCATAGCCACAGAATGTTGGTACTCTGGGTTATAGGCTAATTCATTAACTCGATTAGCCCACGGGATAGCATTTCCGTCCATGAAGCGTATCGGCAGTTTT